ATGTTTTTCCGTACATCGAGCGGCATCCGTTCATTAAAATGTCCCGCAATACGTCTCCTATTTTGGACGCAGTTGTGTCCGTCGTCTACTCCTAATTCCAGAATCGTTGCCGGCCCATCAAACCGCCATATCCAGTTCCCGATCCCGACCTAGATCCCGCCCGCACGATCCCCCTCGCGGCGCCCAGCTTCGCACGACAGTCTTCCGCAGCACGGCGGGGGTATGAATCGTCAGCGGCCAAATCGGCTCTTGTCGACGGAGAAACACTAGGCATACTAATGGGTTAAGGCCCTATCCGCCGGGTGAATCCACTTCCCCTAGCCCGTGCTGCCAGGAGTCTCCTCACGCCCGTCAACTTCGCCCGGCAGTCCTGGCCGGCAGCGTCCAGATCGAGGATGAACAGGGCAAGATCCCGCTGCGTCGCCCCTTCCCCCGGCACTTCGGGCGCCGGGGCGCAGGTCAGCAGCTGGGCCGGGATCTCAGGGGGCGGCGCTGGCGGCACGCTCGCGCAGGCTGCGCAGAGCATCAAGCATGACAGGGGCCTGAGGCGCATCGTCCGTCTCGGGTGCGCGGAGCACCCGCTCCCTTGCGGCCTGAAGGTTGCGATAGGCGGCTTCGGCCCGGGCGCGGTCGGCATCCGCGACGGCCATAGCTTGGCGCTGCTGGGCGATGGTCGCGTCCCTGGCGGCGACGGCTTGCTCAAGCGATGCCACCTCTCGACGCAGCTCGTCACGCTCGGCAACAACGCCCCGCACCCAGACGGCACCGGCTGCAACCGCGACCAGCACCGCCCCGGCCGCGATCCATCGCCAGTAGGACAGCAGCCGACCGGCGGCCGAGATCAGCCAGCCCATCCCCTAGCCCACGTCCCGGAAGAACTTGTGCCGGCCGATCACCGCGATCGGGGCGCGCCCCCTCGCCCATGCCGGGGTCAGGTTTAGGGTACAGTAGTGCGTGGCGCCGTGCGTCGGATCCGGGTACTCGCCGGCCAGCACGGCGTCAACGATTGCCCGGCAGGCTCTATAGGTCGGATCGCTGCTCGATGTCGCGTCCAGCACCTTCCGATTGGGGTCGCCCTCGTTCCAGCAGCTGAATTGCCAGGGCTTGAGGCACACGTCATAGATCGTGTCGCCCCACCAGTCGGGCTTGCCGTCATTGCCGAGATCCATCTCCGCGCGATTACGGATCACCCAGGCTACGGCGATCTTGCCCTCGTCCGGCTCGCCGCGGGCCTCACCTATGAGCGTCAGCGTGGCGACGTGCCGGTCTGCTTCGGTCGCCGGATACGGCTTGCGGGTCGGCTTCGGAACGGCAGCATCCAGGGGCCGCGAAATATCCGGCATCGCAGGTCTCCGTTGATGTGAGAGAGGTCAGGACTGCCGATCGGCAGTGATGCGCTCGGATACTGCCGGGGCAGCTAGGGTGCCCTTCTCAGGCCGGTCATCCTGACCGCGGCCCGTCTGCATGAATTCGAGTATGAACAGCAGACTGCAGACGGCGTGCGCGATGTGGGACCGACCGCTCTCCGGGTCGTTGTCCTCTCCCGCCATCCACGCCATCTGATGACGCATGGCGGCATCGAGGTACTCGGTCCAAGGGCGCCCCTTGCACCAGTCCCACGCCTCGTACTTGCGGGCGCCGAACTCGCGGACGCGGCAGACTTCGACCAAAGCGGCAGGTGGCAGGAGCGAGAGCCGGACCTTGCCGCCGTTGTCCTTCAGGGCCTGGTCACTCATGCGGCCCTCTTGGCCTGCTTCCACTTCGCTCGCTTCCATGTCAGGTAGTCCGCACCCTCTTCCGGGTCGAACAGCACCGTGATGCACCGGGGATCGTCGTCCGCGAAAGCCGGGTCGATGATCGTCACGGGCGCGACGAAGATGTTCTGGTCCGGCAGCCCAAGCTGGTCGGCATAGCGATCGTAGGTCTTGTAGGACGCTACCCGGATCGCGTGGGAGATCAGTCCCGACGCCGGATCCTTGAGAACCTGGTAGCCGGACGTGTGCAGATGGCCGCAGGTAAGGATGTGATCCCGCCAGCCCATCTGGACCGCTTTCGCCGGGCCATGGGCCGTGTTCCACATGGAGTGGCCCTTGAAGTCGTGCCGGGCATTCACCCGGAACTGACGCCCTGACGGCGTGATCAGGTTCAGCCTTGCGCCATCCGCCTGATAGACGCCCGGCTGCTGGCGCATCACCCACTTGATCGGGTCGTCCCCGCCACTCCAGACATCGTGGTTGCCGCCGATCAGGTAGAGCCAGTTGACCGACCGGAGGAACCATTCCGTCAGCCGGAGCGCGTCGGTGGCGCTGGTCGATTGCTCGCCGTAGAGCCTTGCCAGCCGGCCGACCCAGTTGTTTCGGACGTCTCCGACGTTGGCGCCGAACAGCCCCTCGGTACGGTTGATGACCGCAATGTGCCGTTCGATCAGCTCGAGGTCGGTCCCGTCATCATCCGTGTGCGGGTCGCCGCCGTGGCAGATGCCGAACGGGCCGTCGATCTTGACGCGCACCGGGATCAGCTTCCGTGCTTCCTTGGCCCGGCGCTTCTGCGCGAACTGGCGCTTGCGGTGCGCGATCAGCTCCTCGATCGGTAGATGCTCGCTCGGCAGCGGCTCGACCTCGAAGGTCGGCTCCCGCCCTTCCCAAGCCTCTTCCGCAGCCAGCCGGTCCTTAAACGTCGTCACCGGCCAGCCGAGCGCCCTGGCTGCGGCGGCCTTGCTGCCGTGCTGGGCAACGAGATCGCGGAGGCTCGGCATCAGGCGCCCCCCTGCGGCGGCGGCAGATAGCGGGCGATGATCCGGTCCAAGATCGGCGGCCCGGCATAGCCCAGCAGGCCAGCGAGGCCCCACCGGACCATCTCGGACAGGCCGAAATAGTCGCCGATCGCGCCACCAGCGATCGCCATGCCCAGCACCGTCGGCATGTCGAGCAGCACCCGCCGCCAGGAGATCGGTCGGCCGTCATAGGCCATGTGGGCGTGGCGCATGGCCACGCCCACAGCGGCGGAAATGGCAGGCCCCATCAGACCGGCCAGGAGCTTGGCGATTCCCGGGTCAGAGGGCGGCAGGTTGTTCATGCCGGCTCCTCCTGCAACGAAAGACTCGCCCGAGCTGCGGGAATCGGATTTGCTACATGCAGCCTCATCGCCTGTCTCCTCATGCTGGCGGTGTGGTCAGGCCCTCGGCGTAGTGCCCGCTGCGTCGGGGGCCGCTGGTGTTGGGCAAAGAAAAACCCCGCCGGAGCGGGGCTGGTGTGTCTAGGCTGCCTTGCGGAAGACCGCTTTGATCCGCTCGATCAAGGTGGGCCGTGGCAGATCCTCCGGCAGCATCCCGGCGGCCGACATCTCGGCAACCAGCGCCGGCAAGTCCGGCTGCCGCCCGATGGCCTGATACTCTTCGACAAGCTCGGAGAACTGGTCATCCTTGACGAAGCTCGCCACATCCTCGTCTTTACGTCTCGCGTTCAGCAGCGAAGCGACTTTGCTCTCGACGAGCGCCCGGTCGGTCACATCCACAGTATACGGGATGACAGTGGTGTGGGTGCTAAGGGGCAGCGCAACAAGCTCGACGTTCGGGCCGGCGCAGCGCAACGCCTCCAAGCGATCGGTTTCCACGCGATCCGGATAGATGATCCTGGCCCGCAGGTTTGGGTAGTCCGATAGACCGGTGACCCGTCCGTGCCGCTTGAGGTCGGATAGGACCCCGGAGTTCTTCTCGCTTCGCGCCAGCAGCTTTCGGTAGCTGGGGAACTCAAGCCGCTCATTGGTCGGATAAAGGACCGTCTGTGGGCTGAACGCGATTGCTGCGCACCTCACCCGCGGCAGCAGATCCGCCAACAACGACGACCACAGCAGAGCACCGAAGCCGGCCTTACTGCACCCGACAAAGCAAACGCTCTGGTAGCCGGCTTGCCGAACCTCTGCCGCCAGATGGCGTACCGCTCGGAGCGCTCGCCGCGTGTAGTAGGTGGATCGGCTCTCCCAGACAAAGATCGTCGGGCAGCCGTAGTCAAAGTGCCGGAACACGGGCTTGTTCGATTGTGACATGACGACCGCCAGCCGCGTTCGGTCGGTGCCGTCTTTTGTCTCGTACGAGTATTGGTCTGTCCCGAACATCACCCTTCGTACTAAGTCACCTTCTTGATGTAAAGATAGCCGCGGGCGGTGCTGTCCCGCACTCCATTAGTCGCCGTCACCTTGAACCGCACCTTTTGCCCTTGCCGGAGGAAGGCGGGGAAATGTCCGTATCCCTGCATCTCGTTGCTCGGCAAACCGATATTTGACGCCAGCGCGACGAACAACCCGGCGCTTCGCAGAACGTCGGTATCGTCCTCGTCGACTAGCTGCAGGTAAGTTTCTCCGTCCGTTCCGGCCCCCCCATTCTCGTAGCACACCTGCAGCGAGAACTCATAGATGCCGGTCTCCGGAGGCGTGAAGTACCCGGTCGTCGTGTCGTAGGCTGCCGGGGCTGTATCAAGGCCCCGAGTCTCAAACGCCAGATACCCCCCGTTGGCAACCGCCGGGTGCCCCATGTAGAACCATTTGCCATCGGTCAGGGTGACAACCTGACCCGTCTCGATGCGTGACCGACCGCGCTCGACGCCCGCGCCGACGCCGATCTTCAGGGCGAAGACCTGAGAGGTGCTTGCTGCGAGCGTGTCGTCGGCCGGGACCTCCGAGCTATAGCCTGCCAACAAGACGCCGCCTCCGAGGGCCACCAGGGATCCGACGCCGACCGAATTGCTCACCGCGAAATAATGGTCCTCGAAATAGGCTTCATCGATCACGACCCACTCAAAAGCCGAGAACCCGTCCGCCAACGCCGCGGCCTTCTCGGCTCGCAGCAGGTAGAGCGGGACGCTCGCCCGTCCGGTCCCCGGAGAAGGACGACCCGGGCCATGGCGCCGGCCGCTGGCGAAGCCGTAGAACACGCCGTCCATCTCCGCGATGGCGATCGGAGACTGAGTGGCATATCCCAGGCCGGGGGCCTCGCTCGTCGTCACCGTGACCAGTTCGTCGTCCGACCACCACCAGAGCGGCGCAACATCCTCCAACTGCGTACGGCAGAAGCCCGCGAGGCGAACCCCGTCGTAATGGACGGTCGGCTCAGACAAGGCCGTGCTGCCGGGGATCTGCCTCGCCCAAGTGACGGCAGGACCGCCATTACTGCCATCCACGTCAAACGCTCGGTCGATGCGCGCGATGCCGACGTTGATCGTGCTTCCGGACAGGCCGATATAGAATGCTCCGGCCTCTCCCGGAATAGGCGCGAACGAGTGGACGTGGGGTGTGCTCCCGCTGATCGCTGCCGCCAGTGCAGCGCCCAAGGAAACCCCCCCGAAAAAAATGTCTTCCCAATCCGTCTCGGCAAACGTGAGGCTGAACTGGTCGCCCGTTTCCCCACTCGTGCCACCACCTTGCGCCGTACTTGTCGCGGCCGAAGATGCCTGGAACTCAATGTATTCGTCCGTCACCGCGCTGACCGGGTAATCCCCGGAAATGGCGAGGCCGCCAACTGTCCCGACCCCGGTGAACGAACCCGTCATCCCGTCCAGTGCGCCGATGGGTGCGTCAATATCAGCGAAGTAGATGCGGAACTTATCGCTGCCCGCCGTCGTGCGGATGACGCCGCTCATCTCGTACCGCTTCGCCAACCGGCGAGCCCGCAAGGCTTGCCCCCCATTGCCGTCGTTGCGAATGACTACGAACTGTACGCCATCAACCACGCCAGCCGCGAAGGAAGAGCGTCCAACGCCGTCGTCCCGCGCTACGACCTCCTTCTGCGTCCACGTCTTGCCGCCGTCCTTGGACCGCATGCAGACGACGTACTTCTCGGTGTCGCTGGTAGAGTGCTGCGAACCCTCCATCCAGAGGGCATAGATCACGCCGTCCCACTCGTGCCACTTATCCTGCGGCCATGCGGCGTAGTACGGACCCGCGGCAAGGCAGGTCAGGGCCGTGTCGATGGTGTCGCGAGCCGGAACGAGCGCATCAAGGTCCGCCTCATAGTCCGCCACCTTGAAGTAGCCGTTCCGATACCGGTTGCCGGTCGGCACGGCATCGACGAGGTAGGTCTTGCCGAGAAGGTCGATCGTCAGGCCGGAATGCTCTCCTTCCAGCGCCGTGAAGGCCGCCGTATCGTCCGTCGAGCCGTCCCCGACCGCTCCATAGACCCCAACGTCAATCGCGATCGGTCGGGCATTCACGATGGCTGACTGGCCGGCGTCCCACACCATCACGTCGCCAGCCTGCTCGTCCGTCAGGATGACGTCCAGATCGATAGCGCCAATCGTCTTGTTGACCAGGCCATCCTCGGTGTCGTTCCAGCCGATCACCCGACCCGCCTCCGGTTGCGGTAGGGTCGGGACAACCGGCGACGTGACCGATACCTTTACCGTGCGGTTCAGCTCCTCCTGAAGCTGCTGGTCGACCATCACGCCGCGATCGAAGTCCCGCTCCAGCGTCTCCGCCGGAAGATCGTCGTTATCGACGTAGTCAGTCTCCTGCACGATCGCCACGACACGCCGGATGACCAGCACGGAGCCATTCGCCGGGGCGCTGAGCATGGTGATGGAGCCGCCCTCCTGGTCACCCGTGCCCGACACCGTGTAGTCGGCCGTAAGGGATTGCTTCACCTCGTCGCCCGCCGCGGTGCGCAGCGTCACCTCAAGGTCGGTTTCCTCGAGGAAGTAGAACGGCACTGGGAACACCTGCGTCGAGCCGTCGCCGGCATAGGCAACGCGGGAGGTAGAGCTAGGTACGGTCATGCGTTTGCCCCAATAGAAAAAGGGCGCCCCGAAGGACGCCCATGCGTTGAACTCGATTTGTGGCTAGGTCAGCGGCCCCATTCCCCGCTGAGGTCGGGCAACGGCGGCCCGTAGATGCAGAAGCCGCAGATCAGGTCCACGGCCCACAGGACCACGAGAGCCCCGATGATCCATGGCAGGCGGTAAGCGATCTCGCCCACAAGCCAGCCGAGAGCGTCAAGAATCCTATCCTTGATCACCGGATGCCCAACTCACGATTCACCCCTTCTTCCGCCTGATCCAGGAGCCAGCGCAGATAGAACAGGTTCTGATATGGAACGAGCCGGCGCAAGGCCCTCGTATCGCCTTCGTTCCATTCGCCCGTGGCGAGGCCGCCGGTCACGCGGAACAGGTCGTCACCCGTGCCCATGGTCGGGCCCAGGATCGCGCCCCACACGTTGCGCGAGGCGTAGCGGGTCATCTGCGGTCCGCCGACCAGCGCGTTGACGCCCACCTGCCCACGGGTCGCCTTCTCCGCGATGTTGTTCACGTCGAACAGCCAGCCCATGACGCCCGAACGGTCGACGCCTTCCGCCACCCACACGCGCGGATCGTCGCTGAACTCATAGCCGGACAGCGGCACGCGGATGAAGTAGCTGAGCATCCCGAGCCCGACCGACAGCAGGAAGCCGTTCAGCACCGCCGCGTCACGCTGCTGAAGCCCGGCGATCGCAACCCGCTGCGCCGAGGCGAAGGCGAACCCGCGGAACTGAAACACCAGCTGCGCCAACTCCGGGGAACCCAGCAGCTGCGACATCATCAGCGGCCGGTCGCCGATGCCGGGGGTGACGATGATCTTGTCCGTCTCCCGCGCGATCGCCGCTCGGAACGTCCGCACCGCCTCCGTGTCCGTCCAGGCTTCGGTGTTCGCGATCCGAACGCCATCAATTTCCTGGCCGAACTGGTTGAACTGCCGGGCGATCCGGGCTGCCATGGTCTTGTTGATGCCGGCAGCCGCAAGCCGCTCGATGCCGGCCTTCCCAAGCTTGCCGTCGCCCCACCTGGCGGAATGCTCAAGCACCCTGTTGGACACGATGACGCCAGAGAACTGCTTCAGCGCGGCGTTCCAAGGCGACATCAGCGACACCACGCCGAAGTTGTTGGCGACCTGCTGGAGTCCTCGCTCGAACTTAGTATGCCGCCCGAAGTCGTCTCCCATGTCGGCCAGCGACAGGGCCCGGGTGTCGAGCGTCATATCCAGGGCGGTGCCCGCAAGCTTCACCTCCTTGGCCGCAAGCCGGAAGCCCTTCAGGTTGCGGACCAACGGCACGATGCCGTCACCCACCGTCCGCATCACGCCCTCGACCATCACAGGGCGAGCCAGGTCGGGAATCGCAGCGAGGGTCATCCCGCCGAGCATGCGGATATAGTTCAGCTGCTTGATGGCGCGCACGGACCGGGAAAGGAGGCCGTTCGGGTCGGACGGTGCCGCGTAGGTGCCGCGCAGGCGGTCCCGCATGGCGCCGATGTCGCGCAGGTCTTCCTCCCGCCTCCGGGCCAGTTTCAGCCGTTCCCGGTCGGTCTTGGCGTTCGTCTGCTTACGGGCGTAGTCTTCTATGATCCGGTCAAGCTGATCGGTCATATCAGGCCGCCCGAACCGCTCCGCGAGCTCTACGTCGGGCGCGAGCGTGCGTGTGTAGAACCGGGCGATTAGCTCCACGTCGCTCTCCAGGAAGTCCTCTACCATCTCGTCAGGGATGGAGAAGGTGCGCTCCTTCAGGGACGGGGCGTTCTTGATCGGGATGGCCTCGTACCGTATTCGGCCGGCCGGCGTGGTCAGCAGCGTGTCTATGATCTGCTGCGCCACGTCCTCGAGCTCGACTGCCGAGAGGTCCGGGTGCTGGCGCTGCAGCCACTGCATCGTGATCCGCACCAGATCCGGACGGCGGGCGTTGATCTTGGTCGTGTTCCAGACGCGCGACAGGTAGGACGGTGCCGTCTCGACCTTCACATCCTCGGGCAGGAGTCCGTTTGCAATCGCCCGCTCCTTCAGCGGGTCGAATACACGCCTGCGATACGCCTTGGCTGCCTCCGCCACCTCCGGGATCTCGTGCGTGTCGTTCCGGCGCATGGCGCGGCCGACAGCCTCCCGGAACTCGTGGTAGGTCATCTTGCGCTCACGCCGGGCCGAGCCGAGAAGATCCGCCCCCTGAATCCGGGTGACGGCAGCCATGCCCGGTTCCGTGCGCCCCGTGCGGTACTTCACGAACAGCCGGTCCATCTCCGTGATGGCTTCGGCCAGGGGCGCGTTGTAGGCGCGGACGCGCGCTTCTACCGGGATAGGAGATGCCACGCCGAGCGCGTTTTCCTCGTAGGTGAACGGCGTCTCGACAAGCTCCTGCGCAACCCGGCGGGTCTCGACAGAAACCGATGTCGCAGTGCGCAGCATGGGTGACTGCCAGCGGGTCGCCCGCTCGACGCCAAGCGCCGACTTTAGCCGTGCCTCGGTTCGCGTGACCGCCGCAGCGCCCACCGAACCGCCTTCGCCGATCTGCTCCGGAAGATCGATCGGGACGTTCGGATCGTCCAACGTCTCATTGATCAGGTCCGCCGCGCTCTCCGCGGTATCGAGGCGCAAGTCCTCTTCCGTCAACTGCACGAACCCGGGGGAGTATGGATCATCGACCGGCCGAACAGGCACGGTCAGATCCGCCTCGACGCGCGAGGCCAAGGGACGCGCCAATGCTCCGGCGCCCGCCCCTAGGACGCCCGACAGGAATGTGGCCGCCGCAATGTTGGCCGCACTCTCTCCGAAGGTACGGACCTCCTGCGTGGTGTGGAGAAGGGTTTCCGCCGCGGTCGCGCCCAAGAGGCCGGCGCGGGCGGTGGCTAGGCCGCCGGCCAGCAGGTTGACGCCACGACTTGCCCCACGCGCCGCGACACCGCCCACGGGCAGGAGGATGATCGGGTCTATGGTCCCTGCCGCGATGCTCGCCGCGGTGCCCAGCCAGCCGGATTGCGCCAGCGTCTCGCGGTCCTTGATCTCTCGATCGATCTGGCGCTTGATCGCGTCTACCTGCTCCTGCGACGTCGCCCCCACGAAGGACCGCGCATAATCCTCGTATCCGTCGATATGGGCGAACGGGTCGTAGTCGCTGAGGAACGGCCCCTCGACACGCTCCTGAGCCAGCAGGGAGCCAACGGTGTTGTCCTGGCGGAACGCGGCCGGCACGGTCTCGCGGAAGAACCCCGGGGCGTCTTCCTGTTCCGGCCGGGCGAGAAGTCCGACCGGGCCTTGTGCCGTGGGTTCTGTGATCAGCATTATTCACCCGTGATGTCGCGGCGCATCTGCTCTAGCGCCTGCTGGTCGCGGCCGACCTGTTCAACCCGGCCACGGCGGGTCTCACGCTCTTGCCGCACGGACCGGTCCATGGCGCGGGCCCGATCGATCTCTTCCTCGCGCTCTTTGGCCGCTTCTGCGGCTGCCTCGCTCGAAGACCAGTCGGGGCGCCAGCGCACCGGGGCGCCGTCCTTCAGGAGCGGGACGAACGCGCCGAACTCGTTCCGGCGCATGATCGGGTAGGTGAGGTCACGCGCCGTGCGGCTGTCCGAGGCCAGGAGAATGGCGTCCTCTTCCAGCGTCGGGTCGATCGACTGTGCTTCCGCGACGAGTTGATTGCGCATCCACTCGGTGTCGTCCGAACCACCCAGCACGCCATAGACCGCTTCCGGCGCGTATTTCATCAGACGTCGGGAGCCGTCGACACCGGTCATTGCCCAGGTGCGCTTGAGCGCCTGAACGGCAATGCGGTTGGCTGCCTCCTCATCCCCGGTGTTGAGGAACGCCGCTTCGAACAGCCGGGAGAACTCCCCCGCCATGGCTTCTGGGATATCGGGCTGCCAGGAGAACACGCCCGGGTCGAACTCGTCGCCCAAGTCGCTGAGATAGTCCGCGGTCAGCTTGTCCGCCTGCAGCCGGGCGGCACGCATTTCCCGCTGCGGCTGGTCGGCCTCTAGAACGGCCTGTTCGGCCTGGCGCAGCGCCTCGGGCGGTTCCATGCCGGCGCGGACCAACTGACCGGTCGTGACGGCAAGCGCGATGTCCTGTTCCTCGAAATCCGTCAGCGCGGCGGGGTTGCTGGTGTTGATGCGGTCGATCAGGTCGGCCGCGGCGATCTTCTGTTCGGGAGAACCGGACCGGATCGCCCCGCGCAGGCGCCCGCGTAGAGACGGCGGCACGATGCCCACGGTGTCGATATACTCCGCCGTGCGCTGCGCGAACTCGTCAGGCGGCAGGTCGGCCCAGCGCTGCGACACCAGCGCGTAATGAGCATCCACAGCGTTTCGATCGTCGGAAGATGCAGGGTCAAGCACCGTCCGGCCAAGCAATGCCTCATCCACGCGGCCGAGCGCGGCGGCCTCCTCCTGCTGCTCCGCCAGGATGCCATCCGCCTTGAGCGTCAGGCGCGTGCGCTCGGCCGGCGACAACCAGCCGTTGCCGTCGTTGTATGCCTGCTCGATCTCCGCAAGCCCGGCCTCTCCGCGCGCAACGGCGATCTCCAGATCCGACAGCCGACCAGCGCGTTGGGCCACCGCTTCGGCCCGCGCCGCAGCCTCCTGCCGCTTGATCTCGGCATCGGCCGCGTTCAGAAGGACCGACTTATCCCGCGGGTCCAGGACGGCGTCGAAGTCGCCCGAGTTGAGCATCCCGAGCGCGGCGGACGGGTTGCGACGGATCACGCCCCGAATATGCGCGTCGGCCAGCTGCTGTTCAGCCCCACGGCGAAGCTCGGCCACCACCTGTTCGGGAAACGCGCCTTTCAGCGTGTCGAGGCCGGAAAGCAGGTCGCCCTTGACCGTCTCATATTGCGACGGGTCGGAGAGAAGCGCATTGGTCGCCAGCAACAGCGCGTTTTCGACTTCGGCCTTCCGGGCGTCGCCAAATGCCCGGGCCTCGAACGCCATGGCGTCCGCCTGAAGCGACGCACGATAGGACAGCGCCCGTTCCGTGAAGGCCGCCCGGGCCTCCATGGACGGCATCGCTTCCGCCGCCTTGGAAACGCGCTCGTCGTAGTCGCTGAGGAAGTTCTTGGTGAAGTCCGGCGCACCGATCGGAGCCGCGTTCTGCGCCTGCCGGAACCGCTCCGACTCTTCGGCCTGCCACGCCGCAACGCCCTGAATTACCGCCGTCCGGTCGCGGATCTCCTTCTGCCGGGCCAGGATGTCCAGACCCGCCCGCGTCGCCGTCTGTCCCGCGCCCTGCAACGCCTGCCCCAGAGGCGAGGCGCCCGACTGCATCGGCCGGTCGAGCCCGGTCGGCGCCTGCTCCGAGGATATGTACTGCGATATCCTCACGACCAATTCCTCGCGATCTGGTATGAGTTGCTGAGCAGGCTTGCCGACGATGACAGAAGACCGCCCGTGAAAGCGCCCCTGCCCTCTCGCCGGGACTGTGACGCCACGTTGCGGTAATAGGTCTCGCTCAGATCACCGCCCGCCTCGATCAATTGGGCGTCGAGGGCGATCTCGGATGCCGTATCCGCCATGATGTCGAGAGCCGAGCCGCCGGTCACGCCGGACGCCGCGAACTGCACCATCTGCTCGCCGCGGAGGCGCTGGCCTTCCTTGCGGAGGCGTTCCAGCCTGAGCCGCGTCCGCTCTCGCTCGCGCTCGGCAGCCTCCTCCGCCGCACGCGCGTTGGCGTTTCCCGCTCGCCGCTGCTCGTTCGCGGAGACCATGCCACCGACGAAATCCAGCGCCGCACCGCCGATACCAAGCCAGCCGCCAAGGCTATCGGTTATGCCTGAGAAGAACCCCATCCGATCACCCGTGCGTCTGAAGTTCCTGGACCACCGACAGGATCGTCATCGGTAGCGGTTGATCTTGCGCGATCAGCACCGTGGGCAGGACGCCATAGCCGCCCTGCATGCTGACTTCCTTGAAGCCGCTGAACAGGGCCGGCGGCTCTCCCAGGTGGTCCGATGCCTTGCGGAACGGCAGGCGATCGAGGCTTTCCGCGCTCTGCCCGTAAAGGCAGCCCAGCGTCTCGAAGAAGTTGATGTGTGAGGCGACAACCCGCTTCTGCCGACCCTGCGCCGTGCCTTGGGGCGACCCGGATTCCGCCGGGAGGGTTTCGATCACGGAGAGATACCCAAGCCCCGCATGGACCTTGGATGCCGGCTTGGTCAGCTTGATCTCGCCGCCTGTCACCTTGACCGGCGGGTGCACGGCGCCGTCCGCCAGCACCGACAGTTCTTCGCCTTCCAGATGTTCCAGCCCGCCGAAGGTGTCCTTGGACTCGCCGTCGTAGGACAGGCCGCAGTCCACGAAGTATGCGTCCCCCTGCTCCATGCTGGCCGTCGAGAAGGGCTGTGTCAGATACTCGATGTAGCGCTTGTTCGCGCCGTTGATCGTGCGCGCCACCACCATCCACAGCTCATTCGCCGTGCCGTCCGGTGTCGGGATCGACGCAAGAGACTCCACGACCGCGTTCGCGCCGTTCAGGTGGCCGCCCAGGATATGGCGATGCCACGCAATGACGTCGTTCTCCTTCTGGTAGGTCATGCCCACCAGTAGGCCGTCGCCGCGGGACAGCCACACCACCTGATCGGGCTCCTGGCAGAACGCCATGTCGAACACCTGCCCCCGGGTGATGTGCTCCGACAGGGCCGTGATGTCCGCCGCGACATAGCCGCCGACGTCGTAGTCGTAGACGAATTCGCGGATCTTCCGGCCGGCCCGCTGAGCAAAGAGCACCTGGTGCCCTACCCGGATGGCGCGGGTATACTCGAACGCGCCCCACGTGGTTTGCCGCCGCAGCCGTGGCGTGAGCGGGGAGAGCGGCGCCCCGATGCCTCCGCCGTCGAACACGTATTCCGCCGCGGCCGTGCCGATCGCGATACCATCGCCCGCGCTCATCCAACGGATGGCGTTCACCTGATCGTCTGCGATGGAATAGGTGATGGCGTTCGCAGCCGTCACCGTGCCATCCGTCTCTGTCGGGGAAAACACCTCCAGGTCCGAGACCTTGCTAGCCCAGAAGCGGGACGGCTCCGATTCCGTGTTGCCGAATACAAGGCGCTGGTCCGCCAGCGTCACCACCTCCGGCCACCCGGTCGTTTCGGACCAAGCCCCCAGTCGCCATTTCTTGGTGGCCGTGGTGGCTGCGAAGTCTTCCCGGACATTAACCGTCACCACAGTCGTGGACGTCACGTTTGTGATGACACCCCAGCCCCATTTGTTGCCGGACGCGGGGTTGTTGATGCGGATGATCCGACCGTTATCCGTGGACTGGAACCCGGCGCCGTCATTGATCCCGTCCGTTGAGGATGCCGTGACCGTAACGGAGCCGCCCGAGGTGGCCGAAGGCGTCAGGGTCGTGTCGGTCTTGTTCTCGTCCAGGTAGGGCCCGTCCTCGAAGTCGAGGATCTCCAGATCCCAATCGGTCGCGCCATTCCGCACCAGCCGGCGCGGCGCCCACGCGGGATGCGACAGGTAGAGCACGTCCGACGACTGTGTGAACTTCAGGAGGTCTAGATCAGCCTCCGTGTACGGGCTCGCGATCTCGTAAGGCGCCCCGTCGCTCATCACCGTTCCATGGTTGGCGTGGAAGCGGATGTACTGGTCACCGAACTCCAGAACGTAGGCTTCCAAGGTGGAGTATTCGAACGGGATCAGCCGGACGAACTTCGCACTGTCCTTCACCTCATTGACGAAGTAGGTGCCGGGCCGCCGGGTCGCGCCGCCATGAGGCAGAACGGCCATGTTCTCCATGCGCTTGACGCCCTTGTAATAGGCCTCAAGGTCCGTGCGGCCAAGCAGGCGCGGCGACAGCTCGCCCGTCGTGAAGCTGGCCTGAAGGTTGCGACCGTAAGCCATCAGTAGTCGATGTCCAGGCCGTAGGGATTGGTCGGGCCGATGGCACGGTCGATCAGCCACTCATCGGCAATCAGGACGTCCGCGGAGCCCTCCTGAGCGTCAGCGGAACGAGCCTCGCGGGCCCTCTGCTCGAAGAGCTGTTCCATCTCCTGCCGCTTCGACTCGCTCTTGGCGAGGCGCGGCGCGATGTCATGAGCGAGGCGGATGGCGATCAGATCTGCCAGCAGCGGCGGGAGAAGCGACGGATCTTCCATCCGGCGGATGTAGAGGATCTTTGCCGTGTTCTCGTTGGTCAGCAGGCGGTTGCCCTCGACCTTGAAACGGGTCCGGTAGTCCTGCATCCGCAGAACCCGGAGGCAGTCGGCCGGCAGCTGATAGGCGAACTCGAAGCCCCAGGCCGGCGCGTCCGTCAGCCGCGCGAGCGTCGCTCGCACCGAAGCGCAGTTCCACGGGTGCGATTGCAGCACCGCATCCCGGACGCCCTCATAGAACGTGTTGCACAGCCGCGCCTCCTCGCTGTCGTCGGTCAGAGCGCGGATGCGGCTCGACCCCAGCAAGGTCAGCGCCTTGTTGCAGATGGAGACGACGGAGGCCATGGCATGCCCTCAAAGAGAAAGAGCGGCCCGAAGGCCGCCCCTCCATCCCGCCTAGACCGGCGGAAACGGATTCTGTTGCAGGTAATCCTTGAACTTGGTCAGGGCTAGGATGACCTGCTCCTTGCTCGTGACCGTGGCGAGATTCACCGTCAATTCGATGTCGTTGGCCACTGTGGCCGCACCGACCGCTTCATCGACCGCGCGGAAGCTCTCGCCTGGCGAAATGCCGTAGCGACGGGTTGCCATTGGCTATCTCCCGGAAAGACGGGCGGGGCCGAAACCCCGCCCCTTGGTTCACGCGTTCGCGAAGAACAGCGTAACGACGAGACGCCCCGAGGCCGGAAGCGCCGCCGTGCCGACCGTGATGATCACCTCCTCATCACGCTCCAGCGGCACGGCCGCCGCAGCGTTGAGGCCGAAGATCGCCGGGGCGTTGGTCTCGGTGTGAGCGGCTGCGACCTTGTACTTGGCCGGAGTGCCCGCTACGCCGATCGCCAGCGTCGCCGTGTCGGTCGAGGTGTCGGTGTTCAGCACGCCGTAAAGGAACGCGCTGGACGCCGGGACCCGGGCGATGACGATCGTGTCACCGCTCGCCTGACCCGCCAGCGTCACGACGCTGGTGTAGGCCCGGACGCGACCGGCCGCGAGGGCCCCGTTGGGGAAGCCCGGAGGAAGCTCCCCGTAGGGCGCCATGGTGTCGGAATAGTGCTGTGCCATGGTTCAGCCCTCCTTACGGCTCGACGCACGCGATCGCGACCACCTTGCCCTCCTGGGTGCGGGTCGCGCCGAACACGCCTTCGGTGTAGATCTGCGTCGCGTACCGCTTGTCAGGCCGCGGCTCGATCTTGGTGCTGATGTCCCGCCACGTGCCGAAATGCACGCCCGACTTCACCCACAGCGGGCACAGCCGGTTGCCCTCGCTGTCCAGCGTCCAGGTGTCGCCGTCGTCGAGGCCGGAGAGCTCGATGGGGATGAAGTTCACGCCCATGAAGGACGTGATGTTGCCGTCCACCAGGACGGGGCGGGTGTTGTAGTCGAGCGAGACGGTCTGGGCGTCGGCCATCAGGTTGTCCCACTGCTCGGCCGTGATCGCGCAGAACATCTGCTCGTTGATGTCCACCTGGTTCTTCAGGAGGATCTTCTTCGCCGCGCGGAGCTTGGCGACGTTCATGCCCGATCCCGCGCCGCCGACATCCTTGTCGACGATATTGGTGGACGGGAAGGCCACCGCAGTGCCGGCGTTCTTGCCCGTGCGCGCCACGTCGAACATGCCGCGGACGATCTCGTTGTCGATCTGCCGGCCCATCTCGAAGGCCGCCGCCTCCGCATAGGGGCCGGTCGGATCGATCAGCATGAACAGGCGATCCTTGCTGTCGATCAGCGTCGCCCAGTCGAAGGTGTTCGGGTAGATCCAGCGATTGGTGGCCGGCACGTCCATGATCGGGGTGTCGGACAGGCGCGCCATGTTCTTGGCGGCCCGATCGACCTTGCCGACCTGCTCGATGTACCGCGCACCCTCGCCGCTGTAGCCGCCCTGAGCCACAGCACCACGGAGCTTGCTGCCCTTCTGCTGCAGCAAGTGTTCCACCATGGTGGTGAAAGTCGGAGCGTAATGCTCCGGGATACCATAAGTCATGGGAGTGTCCCTCCACTCGGGGTTGAGTCCGGCGAAGGGGCTTGTCCGCGGAATCGCGGGGCCTGCTTCTCACGCTCTGACGCGAGCGTGCAGCGGCTGTCTTTCCAGGCTGTCGGCGGGGGCGATTAAGCCTTGTCCGCTGGTTTCCTGCCGCCTCTGCGGCTGGACTGTGGAGACGGCACAGGGCCGCCAATGGCGAACGCCTCATACTCCTTGGCACGGTCGATCACCGTTGCCGGCGCATGGTCATGCCGATGCGCCAGCTTCAGGCATTCGAGGCGGATTTCTTCGGGGCTCATACCAGCGCCTTATGGAGGTCTTCCATACGCTGCACGGCCTCCTTGTGGCCGGGGCGCCCGGAGTCGAGCCAGTCCTTCATGAACTCCGGGTCACGCCGCAGATCAGCGATCTTCTGCTTGGCTTCGGCCGGCGTCAGGCCCGATCCGTCGCCCCTGCCGATCAGGCGTCCATTGCCGTCCTCGGAGAGAGCTTCGCCCAGTCGCACGAGGCCGCGCACCATGTTGGCGTCCATCAGGCCTGCGCGAACCAGCTTGGCCTTCAGTTCGTCCGCCGCTTCCTCGCTGCCGGCGAAATAGTCGAGTGCGCTCTGAGCAAGGGCTTCCTTCTCATCGAAAGCGTTGCCCCACTCCCTGCGGAGTTCCGCCGTAGTCTGCTCCAGCGCCTGCGTGGCAGCGGCTCGGGCTTCCTCCATGCGCTGAGCTGACAGGCCGTACACCTCGGCGCGGAGTTTCGCGGCCTGCTGCTGGGTCAGTCCGAGGGAATGTGCCTTCTCACGCAGCCAGTTGTCCGTCGCCTCGTCCGCGTTGTCGCCGCCGAAGTCGTAGCCGTCCGGACCGTTCGGTCGGCCCAGTCGGCCGTAGAAGGCATCCCAGTCGGCATCCGTGGCGTTCGAGCCCGGAATCCTGACGACGGAGTTCGGGTCCCCCGTCATGCGCTCCAGGTTGCGGTAGCTCTCGATGATGTTGGCGGGGGCCTTCCAGCCCTTCGTCTGCACGAAGCCGCGCGTGGCCTCGTCAAGCTCCGCCGTCCAGTCAGCACCGGACGCGGGCGCTCCGCCGTTGTCCGGGTTGCCCGCCGCAGCGGACCCGTTCAGATCACTCATCCTGTGCTCGCTCCTTGGTCAGTTGTTCAATCTGCTCACCGGTCATCCGCAACTCTTGCAGGATGTCCAGAACCGCCGCCCGACGACCCTCGTTGAAGGCCGTCATCTGCGGCTCGCCCACCACGATCGTCGTGGACAAGACGAAGTTGCGGCGCATGAGGTCGTGCAGGACTGCGCGCCCCGCTTCGCCCTCGAAGACCGCGCGGTAATCCGACCGCCTGCGCTGTATGCGCAGCCGTTGCTTCCATTCATCGGACAGCATTCGAAGCCTTCTCAGCCGTTGCCAGATCCTTGACGACGGCTGCCCCGACCATCGCCTGCTCCTGCTGCATCATCGCGGCGTTGGCCTCTGCCTGCTGTTGGCGCAGCGCCGCCATGTCGTCGGGGCTGCGCAGCATGTCGAGCGGGGCGTTGTAGACGTCCGCCACCTCGCGCACCGCGGCATCTCCGTCGATGATGGACGCAAGGACCGGATCGGTCTCGGCCAGGACGCGGGTCATCTCGATCACCCGTGCCATGCTCTCGACCTTCGTCGCCCGCTGCGCCTGAGCGATCGGGGAGACGTAATCCACATCCAGCTCCGCGTCGAAGATCTCCGGGGGCGGGGGCGGGAGCATCCGGTTGCGCAGCATGATTCCGAACGTCCGGCTGATCAGCGGCCCCAGGAACTCCGCCTGAAGCCTCGCCAGCGCAGGGCCCATGATCTGGAAGAACTGGTCGCGCAGCTGCAGCACCTGCGTGGCGGTCATCCTCGACGCGTTCGGGTCTTGCAGGATGCGCAGCCACTGGACGAAGAACGCGCGCTCGATGTCGCTCCGCACCATGCCCAGCATGTCGACGCCGATGTCGGGGCGAACGCCCGTGAGGATCGGGGAGATGCGGTCATACTGCGGGCTACCGGCGCGGTAGAAGTTGACGCTGTTGGGGGCGGTCCTGATCGGCAGCATGAAGCCGTCGTCCGGCGCCTGAAGCGGCGGCGCGACCGCCAGCTGCGCTCCCACCAGAACCGTCTTCGCCATGCCGTTCGCCTGCAGGATCGACGGAAGCGCCGTCATCCCTGGGGACCGGCCGTAGGTCTCCCCCGTCAGCTTCGACCAGCGGGGAACGAGATAGGGGAACTCGTGAAAGCCGCCTTCGGAAATCTTCTGGTTGTAGTCGCGGCTGACATAGCAGCTCACCCATGGCGCATTCCTCGATAGCCGGCGATCACCGCCCTTGTAGTCCTCACGGGGATAGACCGCATGGATGAAACAGCTTTCCTCCAGCGGCGACTGCTCGACCTTGGCGCGGATCTGCTCCGGCGTGTTCATGCCCCATCGCTGCACGGCCTGGCGATGCGTCAGGCGGAACTCTCGATAGAGCGTGTCCACCACGCCTATGTCGTTCTCTGCGATGTGGCATTCACCGAGGTGCCGGGCCTGGAAGGTGATCCCTCTGCCCGACCGCTCCCCGACGAACATGATGCCCGTACCAAACGCGCCCAGGTCTAGGTAAAGCTCGTGCGCCGCGGGGTTGAAGCCCGCGTCCGCGCCGCTGAAAATCGTGTACAGACGGTCTGTCGCATCTTCGAGCCAGCGCTTCACGTCGTCGCGCTCGTTCAGGCTCTCGTCCTTCGCCCGAAGCGAGAACCACCGCATGGCCGGGCTCGTCAGCATCGTGTGCAGGCCGGCAGCGAGCTCCGCATTGGCAAGGCGCGCGGTGCTGTCGAATGCCTTTTCACCGCGCCGCTCGCCGCGCGTCAGCGTGCGCCGGTTGAAGTCACCCCGCGTTGGCAGGACAAACTCCGCCAGCAGCTGCCACTCGGCCTCCCAGGTGCCGCGACGGCCCCTGAGCTGTTCGAAGCGCTGGATGATGTCTTTGGCTTCGGCCAAGGTCTTTATCCCAGCGACAGGAGGCGGCGCTGCGAAGCACCGCTGTCCGTGAAGTCGGTCAGCCTGCGCCGACGGCCACGCGCGCCCAGGTTGCTCGGGTCGCCCGGCGTGGAAGGCTCGGGCGTCGAAGGAGATGGCGCGTCGTCATCGGGCGAGCCGCCGGACGTCAGAAGACCGCGCCGGTTCTCACCGCGCTGCGTGTCTCCCGGGCCCGGGAAAGGCCGATTGCGTACGTCGAAACCTGCGCGGCGCATTTCATCGGCCACGAGGCTTCCAAGACCGAGGGCTAGGCCGATGGGGCCCGGCATCACGCCAACCATGGTGCCGATGATGCCAGGGTCCGTCTTGGTGGGGGCGCGGAGCGGATCGCGCGTCAACGCATCAACGGCACGACCAACGACACCGCCACCCCCGTCGCGGTTATCGTCCACCTGCGGCCGGTCCTGGAAGTCGCGGGTGTTGATGCCGCCGCCGTGGAAGCCGCGCGTCTCCCGGCCGGAGAACTTGCTGCCGTCCCGGCCACTGTCCCGGTTGCTGTTGCCCCGGCCGCCCAGGCCGCCGCCCCGGCTGCCGCCGTAACGCCCGCTGTTGTCGCGGTTCTGGCTGGGACTTCCACCCTTCGGCATGACAAACCTCCACGGTTGACGCGGTGGCTCTGCACCGCAATCGTTACGATCATCGAACGACCAGGAGCCGCCCGATGCGCTATCTCTCGATGTTCCTCGCTGTCCTGCTCGCCGGCTGCGTGACGGCCCCCGAGCGGCTATCGCCCGAAGAAGTCGCAAGCCTGACCCTTGCCGACCGGTTCGAGCGTCATGCGTTCTTCCACGACACCCAGACCGGAGGAGAGGAACACACCCTCTGGCGCTGGAAATCTGACCCTGTCCTCGGCTCCGTATCCGTCGAGATGATCGAGCCGCTATTGCCCTACGAACCCACGCTTGAGGCCGTGATCGCGGACATCAACGCGGCCACGGGGCTCCACATCGACGCCGGAGCGAGCCCCAACCTCTTGCTGCTCACCGGCCACCAGAGCGATCTCAGAGCCACCGCCCGGCGACTCGGCAACCCCTCACCGCCCAGCTACCTCGATTGCAGCGTCAGCGTGTACGGCTCCCTGCCCGTGCTGACCGGCGCCGTCATCTACATTCGCGACGACATCGACCCCGTTACCGTCCGCAACTGCTTCGCCCAGGAGATCACCCAGGCAATGGGGCTGACGGCCGACCTCGACGGCGCAGGCGATACCGTGATGGACAGCTACTCCACGCTTGACCGTCTGACCGAGACGGATAAGCGCCTGCTCTCGATCCTCTACGACCCCCGCCTGCGCCCCGGGATGACCCGGCAGGAGGCAATGCCCATCGTCCGGCAGATCATCGCCGCGCGTGGCTGGTGATCACCACCCGTGCGGGTCATATCCTTCCGCCATCGTTTGCCGGCCGACCACGCTGTCGAACGGGTTGTGGTCGGCCGCTCGATTCTGGCGGGGCTGGCTCTCGATCCTGAGCTTGATCAGGCTGCGCCCCTCGCCCGCGCCCAGCATCAGGTACTGCGCCGCATCCGCCACGTGGCTGAACCTGTTCTTCTCAGGCACGTCGTGGAAACGTTCTTGCCCCGCGACCTGCAACCGGCGATAGCGATACGCGCCCGCCATGGCCTTACGGAGCACCCGGCACTCGGGCGAGATGATCAGCCCTGGCTCGCCATCGATCAGCCGCCCCAGTGGCGCCCTGATGGCCTCCTGGCGCATAACCGGATCGTTGCTCGGCGCCGGTCGCGCGGTAATGCCCTCGGCTCTTAGTATGTCGAACGGTGTCCGCTCGTCCGTCTGCGCCCGTCCGTCGCCCGCCGGGTCGCCGTAAATCTCGAACTGGCAACCGGCGTAGCGTGAGCGCATTTCCGCGGCGAGAAGCTGACCGAACCGCTTTGCGCCCATGTCCTCTGCCACGAGCTCCGACAGCCACCGCCATTGCCCCGTGACGCTGCGCTGCCCGAACACGGCCGCGGGCGTCAGACCGAAGTCGATGCCGACGAACACGGTCAGCCGCGGGTCAAGCGCCACCTCCTTGCAATGCAGGCCGTCCTTGTACTCAGGAAACACCGGCTTGCCGTCTTGGACGAAGCCGTAATCACCATCGACATAGACCCGGATCCAGGCCGGATCCTTGCCCGGCAACTGGCGATCGTAGTAGTCGGCCGGCAGGTGCTGCCTGTTCTCGGCACCCGGGCTGCGACCGCCTGGTTGCGAGTAGAACGCCCAGCCCTCCGGCGTGTCCTCTTCCGCCAGCCGATACCACCAGTGATCCGTATCCGGCGGATTGGTGTCCATGAACACGCCCGACCACGAACACCCGCCGTCCTTGGCCGCCGGGTAGCGGCCCACGCGCCCTGTCAGGCCGTCCAGGATCGCCTTCGGCACATCACGCGCCTCGTTGATCCAAGCGCCGGTCAACTCCAACGACAGGAGCTTGCGCACGTCCTCCGGGCGATCCAGCGCGAGGAACATCACCTCGATATCAAGATCAGTCGTCTTGATGAAGTGCGTCGGCGGACCTTCGCTCTGCCATCGCCCCAGGCTCTGAGGGAACCAGTCGTGCCAGGTCTTGATCGTCGTTGTCTTGAGCTCGGGATAGGTGTTGCGGATCACCGCCCAGCGGGACCGCCGTATGCCGTCCGCCGATGGCTTCTGCTCCACCGACTTCTTCAGGATCTTGAAGCAGCACGCGACCGACTTCCCGGACCCGATCGGGCCGCGGATGCCGGTCACGAAGCTGTCGTCCAACAGGAACGACCGCGCGACCGGACCGGGTGGCGTGTATTCGAGGTCGATAGCCGTCACAGGTTGATCTTCACGGTCAGAGCCACGCCGCCGCTGATCTGATGCGCCTGCGGCTGCTTCTGGTGGACGTAGGGCGCGGCCTTGCTCGCAGCATCGATCCGTTGCGCCAGGTCGGGTATCACGTCACCGATCGCCTCGCCGCGGTACACCTTCGTCAGGAAGTCGAGAGGCGTCAGGCCCGATTCCTCGATCGCCTTCGCCTGCTCTTCCGTGCGCTTGTTCCGCGAGCCTTTCGGGCGGCCGGCACCGGGCCGCTTGCCGCCTTTAATTGCCATTGATTTCCCGTTGATTGTTTTTCAGAGCGTCAGGCTGCGGACGGTTCGGTCACCGTCTCAGTGCCGTCCTCATGCAGTGTGATACGCCGGCACCAGACGCAGCCGGCCTCCTGGGCCGCGACGGCCTCGTCGCCCTCCAGAGAGCACCGCGGCGGTCCCTGACAGATGATGACTTGCGGTTCCTCCGTCATGGCTCTCTCCTAGGCGTCAGCTCGCGCGCATCATGTGCGGGCACGCCGCGTTTCCGCAGGACGCGCCCGGCTCACAGCCGCAGACGGGCAGCGGATCAGTCGGCCACGTCACAAGCCCGAGCTTGTCTGGAGCTATGCCAAGGCGGCGCTCGATCTCGTCCAACCGCTGCTCGATCCGGTCCAGCCTGTCCATGGCTCTCTCCGTGTAGCTCTCGCCAAAAAAAACGCACGGGGTGCGCTTTTATGCCGCTTGATATTGTGCACTGAGTACGCTATATTCAGATCGTCAACAGGGAGGATCTCGCCATGACCCGCAATCTCGACGATCTCCGCTATACCAACCTCGACGGTCAGCCGGTGGTCGCTGTCGCGATCGACGGATCTGAGGATGTCATTTTCATCATCGAGGAGCGCGACAGGATCATCGGCCGCGCCAAGGTTGGCGAGCCTCTGCCCCGTCGCCGCATCTACCGCCCCATCGCTTACGCCAGCAATCCTCGGCTGGACGCCTTCTGCGGCTCGGCCGGCTTCGAAGAGTACGCCTCTGGCGACGAGACGGAGAGCCGCGAGCAGGCCCTGCAGTGGATCCGGGACTTCATCGCGGCCGAGACCGATCAGGGCGAAATACGCGACTGAGAGCGACCCGCGCGAAATAAGGTCCGGATAGTCCTATAGTGCAATCGTCAGCAAGGGAGAGCCCCATGCCCATGATACCGATCGATGAATTCGACCCCCGGATCTACGAGCCCTTTGCCACTCATGGCCGGGAGACGGACGGGAAGTACGAATTCATCTGGACCGAGAAGTGGGACTTAGTCCACCTCATCGGCTCCTGGAAGGATTGGGGTGTCACTCATATCGACGTGCGCGATGCCGCCCCGCTGAACACCCCGGAAGAGGCTTGGCGGTTCTGCCACGCCATCCATGCGGTCGGCGGCTCGATACCACACGATCGCGACCTTCATAGGGTCTACCTCCTGGCGCCGGAAAAGGTCCACGTCCTGCCGGACCTGCCACCTCTATGACCCCACAGTCTTTCCGAGCTTGGCGCAAGGGCCTCGGCATGTCTCAGCGTGAGGCAGCCGAGGCCCTCGGCATCTCCATGTCCTCCGTGCAGCTGTACGAGCGGGGCTCGCGGCGCGAGGACGGTCGGCCGGTCGAGATCCCAAAGACCGTCGCGCTTGCATGCTCCGCCGTGTCTCATCGACTCCCGCCGATGGAATAGCTCTCGCCCCACGCGCTGGCCCGGCCGGGAGGCTAGGGCTTCGGGGTGAGCGCGCCGGGAGCGGTGGGGCGAAATGCGAAGGCCCCGGCTATGAGACCGGGGCCTGTGTGTTCGCGGGCCGGATTCCGACGTTGCCCGCTTTAGCACGCGTTGCGGGATCGTACCGGCCGCCGCTGCCTTCGGCTCATTGACGCTGTGCCTGCGCCGCCGCGAACTCTGTTGCCCTGCTTGCTTGCCATACCGCTCGGGCACTGCGGTAGTCGCATGTGGTGTTCGCGGGCCGGGACGATGTCCATCCGGGATTACGGCCGACTCCCGGAGAAGCCGCATAGGCAGATGCTGCGCGATCTCTCCCCGGCTGGCGTTTGCGCAGCACGCCGCGAATCAAATCGCCCGCTCGGCTTGTGACCGGCGGGCGGCTGTATCGTCTCAGGCCCAATTCTCCAGCCTGAATTAATGCAGTTCTAACCCATCATGCGGCGCACTGCAAGCACAAATTGCACCGCATGTTGTGTCAGGCCGCCTGCCGGCGCCGGGTGATGCCGAAGACGATGGCGGCCGCATCGAGCGCCCCACGCAGCGCCGCCCAGCCGGTCGTCCATTCGCCCGCCACCAGTCGCGACGGGATCATGTCATCGGCGCAGACGGTCTCCAGCAGGCTCCACGCGAGCGCGTGCGCGGGCGCGTCACGCACAGCAGCGCGAAGCCGTTCCATCGTCTTAGTGAGCCGGTCCCAGCGCTCATCCGGCGTCTCCATACCGGCCTCGTAGAGCGCAGCCAGCTCGTCCTTGCTGAGCGGCAGCGCATCGGCATCCGGCGATGTGGCGACCGGCAGCCCGATTGCCTGCGGGTGACGCGACGGGCAGTCGGCCAGCCGGGCCCATGCCGTCCACACACGCGCGACCGCTAAGCCCGCCTCGTGCTGCTCGTCGGTGATCAGTCCGGCCACGTGCAACTGCCCGAGAGCTGATCCGAGCCGGGAATCCCGCATCCACCGTGTCGAATGCCTGTCCATGTCCTTCAGCGCCCCTCTGCGCCGCTGCTCGATCTCCACCGGCACCAGCTGCTCACGGGCGACCACCCGCCCGGATGGGTGCCGCGGTACCTGATGCCGCTTCCTGCCTCGACGTGCCATGGTCAATGCCTCCGCCATGAACCGACCACCTCGCGCGCCAGCGCCGCTTGCGCTTCGTCCTTCTCGCGCCGGCCTCTGTCGACTGCGCCGTTGTTCCAGCCGTGCCAGTAGGACCGGCTGCGATTGTTGCCGGGCTCCGGTTCACCCCTGAGGCCATCGAGATAGCCTTCCAGAACCTCGATGCCGTCCAGGCTATGCAGGTCGTCCAGCGTCGTGACGGGCTTGAACTCGCTCATGCTCACCCCCTATCGTCCTCATGCACCACGAGCGTGCCCCTCTCCTGCCAAGCGCGACGGGCCATGGCGGCCAGGTCTGCCGGCTCTCGCTCGCTGATGGCGTGGCGGCCTAGGTAGGAGCGGGTCATGCCATCCCCCTCGCCGCCTTCGCCCGCCCACACTCCGCACAGTCAGGATGCAGCCTGAGCAGATAGGCGTAGTCCTCTGGATCGACCGCGTTCATGCAGACGGCGCCGTTGTGCAGCCAGGACGTGCCGGGCTGGCCGGGGATGCTCGGCAAGGGCTTCGCGGTGTCGGTGAAGCAGGCGGGGCGCGTCATGCTGCCTCCTGAGGACGCTGGTTCATCGCCTCTTCCGCTTCGAGGATGACCCGGCCGATGAGTTCCGGGATGATCGGGATGATCGTGTTCCCTAGGGCGCGAGTTCGGTCCACCCGATCGGGTACATCATCATCCACTCCAAGAAGCGCGGGTTCGTCTGGCCAGATCGATTGTCCGCCATCTTCGCCAGCGTCTCGTTTAGCGGCCGAGCGTTCTTCCCATGCGTCTCGTCCGAGGCCTTCCCGGAACGCCAGTCGCGCGCCGTAGGGGTCGGCAGCGTTCCGTCGTGCCTCGTCTCGTATCCGCGCAAAACTGTCAGGCGGTCGCCACGTCCTCCCCTGTCCGCATCCGAGGCGCGGGGCGTCGGGAGCCGGGCAAGCGCCGCCGGCAGCCCAAGATTGGACGACTTCCCGTCCGGGCGCGCCACCCGCACCGATCCGCTCTTGGTCACATACTGCGCTTCCGTGTTGCAGCGCGCCCGCCTGGACAGATTCTCGTCCGAGGCAGTCGGCGTCGGCAGCATGGGCAACGATGTAGACCCGGTCCCGCTCGTGAGGGGCGCCGAAGGCTTTCGCCGGTACGCAATCCCATTCCGCGTCAAACCCGCTCTCGGCCAGGTCCCCGAGAACGGTGCCCAGCCCGTCACCAAGCAGCGCTGCCACGTTCTCCACGATCGCGTGCCGGGGTCGTACCACGCGAAGGGCTCGCACCAGTTCCCGGTACAGTCCTGAACGGGCGCCGGACAGGCCGGCGCGCTTGCCGGCAAGAGACACGTCCTGACAGGGGAAGCCTCCGACGATGACGTCTGCGCTTCCGGGCTGGAACTCCACTCGCTCAACGTCTCCAAGGTTCGGCACCTCCGGCCAATGCTTCGCCAGCACCCGCTGGCAGAAGGGTTCGATCTCGCAGAATGCGACGGTCTGGAACCCGCCCGCGCGCTCCAAGCCCAGGCTGAAGCCGCCGATCCCGCTGAACAGGTCGAGTACGCGCAGCTTGCTCATGCCGCCTCCGCTGGCTTGTATCCCTGCATCTGGCAGTATGAGAGCGCCCGGCCCATCGTGGCGAACCCGGCGAGATAGACGCCGTCCAGGCTCTGCACCTGCACCGTGATAGGAGAGCCGGAAAGGCGCTCGCGGATGAGGCGGACGATGGTCATGCGGCCCTCCCGCGCAGATGCACCCCGCGCTCCAGGCCTTCGCCCATTTCCAGCAGCCCACGCCAGAAGGATCGCCAGCCCGGATCGGCATCGGTGGCGGCCTTAGTCCGGCACAGCTCCAGCGCCTCCCGGAAGGCGACGGG